CTTTAGTTTGACCAATCCTATAAGCTCTATCTAATGATTGATCAATATTCGCAGGGGTGAAATTTAAATCGTTTACAATAACAACTTCAGCGGCTGTTAAAGTTAATCCAACACCAGCAGCAACGGTATTACCAATAAACAATCTAATATTTGGATTATTTTGGAAATCTTCAACCGCCTGTTGTCTATCTTTTTGACTTGTTTCACCATTAATAACAACACAAATATCCTTATATTCTTCTTTTAAGGTATTAACAACTGAAGTGTAATCAGTAAATACAATTACTTTTTTATCAGTTTCTAATGAATTATTAATAAGTTCTTTAGTGTGTTTTAATTTCTTTTCAGCAACCCATCTTCTTAGAACCGATAATTCAACAAGTTTTCTACCATAAGTAATATTTTTACCTTGTTCTTCACGCATTTGTATATATCGTTCAACGGATAATTCATAATCAATTTTATCATCATCATCTAATTCAATATAGATAGGTGAAATAATTTTATCGGGTAAATCTAACACATCTTCTTTTCTTCTTCTAATTGAAACAGGTTTAATTCTTCTATTTAATTCCTCTAAATTTGATGCTCCATCCGCTTTGATAATTCTTCTACCTTTAATTATCATAGTTTTAGCGTTACAATAACTATATAAAAATGAATTATAGTTAGTTGAAAGTGGATGTTCAACCATAAATAAAAGAGAAAATAAATCCACAGGTTTATTTGTGATTGGTGTTCCTGTTAAAAACCATTTCTTTTTAACTGATTTAACAATCTTTTTCACATGCTTGGTTCGGTTAGCACTACTTGATTTTAAATAATGAGCCTCATCACAAATAATTAAATCAAACTTCTCATTTATTATTTGATTATTTACCGCAACCTCGTCATATTCTTGAAATTTAAATTTAGGTTTTTTACCTTTTTTAGGTTTTTCTATTGTATTAAACTTATCTAAAATATCATAATTCATTATTGTCCATTTTTTAGGTATCCATTCTCTTTGAATAATTGATACACTATCAGGATTATCATATATTGATATTTCTTTTTTCCAATTAAGTTTAAGTGATGCTGGACATACAATTAATATTTTCTTAACACCCGATTCCAATGCTGCTATTATTGAAGAAGCTGTTTTTCCTAAACCTGGTGTATCTAATAATAAGAACCTATCATTTTGAAGTAATTTAATAATAGCTTCTTCTTGATGCTTCATAGGAAGCCTTGAAGAATATTTATCCCAATCTACATTTACTTCTGGAATAACTCTAAATAAATCCTCATTTAATTGAGCTTTAGGTAGCCAAATAAGTTCAGAAGGTCTATTTTTAAGAAGTTTAACTTGTGCATGATACACTTTTTCTTGTTCACCAACAATCTTTTCAATTAATATTTTTTCAATTTGGGTTGTAATATTAAACTGTTTCATTAAGGAGTTTCTAAAGAAATTTGTTAAATCTAAAAATTTATTAACATCCTTTACTTGAAAAGTATGATTGTTTATTATATAATTGGCTTGATTTTCAGTTATAGGTAAAAATGATTTCCTTTCTCTTGTTCTTTTTAATTCTAAGATATAAGGATTATTACCCTCATAACTTTTTAATATATCAAGAGCCTTAACTTTAGCAATATTATTTAATTCTATCATCTATAAAAATATAATAAATTATAATAAAAAATAAATAAATGTTTATTTTATAGTATATATATTTATATTGATCAGTACCTAGTACTTAACTAGTTAATCTAGAACTTATTAAAAGCCTAGTACATATTGACCAGATCATATTATATAAAATATATAATAGATATATTTATATATATGGCAAAGCAAAAAATAGAGTTTAATGATGAAAGTTTAACATCATTACTTCAAGAAACATATTGTGAGGTAGTTGACCAAAGAAATAAAGCTTTAGGGTTACTCAACAAGTATTTGAAAAATGTTGAAGAAAATACTGATTTAGCTATGGTTGGTAAAATCAATAACGAATTATTAAAAGTAATAGATTCTTCAATTGGTAAAAAGATTGAATTAGCTAAACTTATGGCTGATATTATGAATAAAAAAGGTGGTATAAAAAATGATGATTCTTCAGTAAAACATATATCAAAAGAACAAAAAGCTGAAATGCGTAAATTGGTTAAAGAAATAAAAGAAGGTAAGATAAATATTAGTGGTGAATAATGGCTAATACTGGACAAGCTGATAAAAAAATCATAATTGATAGGGTACAAAACTTTTTAATTACACTCGAGCAATTGAAAAAAGAAAGATTAGTTATTCAAACAACTAATTTTTCATTACCCTCATTAAGAATACCTAAAGATGATCCTTTTGATTTTCTTATGGACTTACTTGGTACTATGAAAGGTAAGAAAGCAGCTGTTCAAGAAGTTTTAAATTCTATATTAGGTAGTATAGATGAAATAAATGCGAAACTTAAAGAAGGATTAAGAAGAGTAATTATTAAATCTTTTTTTTGTGATAATGATTTTATTATAAAACCAGAATATACTAATGGTACTAATAATATTGAGTTTAATATTTCAAGTATAGATTATTTTTTCCTATTAAAAACAAGTCCATTAGAAGATGTTAGTGGGGCATATGAAGTAAATAGTGGGTTAAATAGGTTTATATATAATACGTTAAATGGTTCCGCTGGAACAACATCTTGGGAAGATTTACTAACAAATATAAGTTTCAATCAATCAACACAGGTATTAAGTTTTAGAATAAATCCTAAATACGCAAATCAACCTGTAAGTGTGTTTGTTAATGATTATGTTAATTCATTAACTATTATTGATAAAGAATTTTTTAAATCTTTATTTAGTGTGTCACAAAAACCAAATAAAGAATTACAAAAGAGATTAAAGTTTTTAAATAATTTAGTAAATGATGTTAGAAACGCCTGTTCACCTACTTTAAATGATGTAGGAAAAGATGATACTGAAAAACAAGCGATATTAATTGACTTATTAAATAATAAGGGAAAACCATTAAGTGAGGTTTTAGCTGAAAGAATTGATAAGTATGGTGAATTTGATAATTTAAGTGATGATTTTACTAATAAAATAAATCAAATACTTTGTCAACCATTAGAAACACCGATAACAAATGAAACAGTATTAGACGCATATAATCAAATAAATGATGAAATAAACCAATTAAATAGTGTTTTAAATAATATTGATAATGTATTAAATAATTCATATCAAAATAATACTAATGGAACTGGTAATGGTATAGCCACTGGTGGAGATCCAATAACCGAAAATCCTTTTTCTTTACCTACTTTAAATATAGATTTCAAATTAGGTATAATAGGTCAAATACCTAATAATATGAGTAGATTATTGTTATCACCAAAAGTAATAATGTTATTCGCTATTTTAACTGAAGTAAATGGAATTGAATGGGGTGAAAGTTTTGAGAGTTTTTTGAAAAAATATACAAAGTCTTTATTTGAAATGATTAAGAGTGTTATTAATCAAATATATGAAAAAATATATGCATTAGTTGCTGATAATATATGGTTAATACTACAAGGTTTAATACTACAAATTGTAAGTGAAAGAGTTAAGGCGAGATTATCAATAATTTTATCTTTATTGAATTTATTTAATAAATTAAGGGGTATTGATTTAAACATTAATTTTGGTAATTGTAAATCAATATTAGATGCTTTACTAAAATTAACTACACTATCTAGTGTTATATAAATAACTTTTCTTTTTAATTTTTTTTTATTATCCTTGTAGATATGGAAAACAAGGAATACGAACATGTAAATCACCCAAACCATTACAATACTTTTAGTAAAGAAGTTATTGATATGATGGTAGATATTTGGGGTGTTGAAAAAACAATTGCTTTTTGTGAAATGAACGCTTTTAAGTATAAGATGCGTATGGGTGATAAACCAAATCAACCATTGGAACAAGATGCTAAAAAAGCCAAATGGTATTTAGATAAGGCAAAAGAATTAAAATCTAAATTAGAAGCTTACGGAGAACTAGAACCAATCACGGAGGTATTATATAAATGATAGAATTTGCTAAAACAAATAAAGATGTTATTAAAACAGTCTCAGATGAGCAGTCTGTTATAATAGATAGTATATTAAAATTATATGTTCCAAGTAGACAAATAGATGTTGATCCAACTTATTCAAAGGGTAATTTTTATAAGAAAACACTTATACCTGAACCAAAACATAAGTTTGATTTATACCCACAAACGGAAGATACAATTCAAGCATCGGCTGATAAATTACCATTAGATAATAATTCAGTAAATACTATTATGTTTGACCCGCCATTTGTTGTTGGAACACCTAATAGTTCTAAAGGTAAAGTTGGTTCAAATATTATTACAAATAGATTTGGTTCTTTTAAAAACATTGAAGAATTATGGAAGTTTTATGATGCTGCTATATGTGAGTTTTCAAGAATTATAAATGATAATGGTGTTTTAATTGTAAAATGTCAGGATACTATTAGTTCATCAAAACAATATTTATCTCACATTGAGATAATAAATTATGGTATAAGGTACGGATTTTATTGTAAAGATTTGTTTATTCAAACAACTAACAATAGAATATTGTCAGGTAAACATAAAGTTCAAATGCATGCGAGGAAATATCATTGTTATTGGTTAGTTTTCACTAAGGAAAAAAATAAGGTATCATATAATAATGTTTGGAATGGAAATAAATAAAATACATAAGGGATTAACGGAAGAATTAATCAAACAAATGGATGATAAGTCAATTAATCTTATTGTTACATCACCTGATTACGCTAATACGGTTAATTATGGTAAGAAAGTTAAACTATATAATGAAAATACTTTTGCTGATTGGTTTATACCGGTTATTAAAGATTTTTATAATAAACTAACTGATGATGGTTCATTTATTATGAATATAAATGATAAGGTATCAAATGGTGAAAGAAGTATATATGTTATGGATTTGGTTTGTCGTATTGTTAGGGAAACAGATTTTAAATTATATGATAGATATATTTGGGGTAAGAAAGCGGCTTTACCGACAGGTGGTAATAAAAGGTTAAATGATAGGATTGAATATATATTTCATTTTGTTAAATCACCTAAAGATTTTTATTGTGATACTAACGCAATTAGAGAACCATATGCAGAAGCATCTGTTAAGAGGTTTGACTATAAGGTAATGGCAAATGATGTTATTGATGAAAATGGTTTAACCGATAACACAAAAAAGAAGAAGGTAAATGTAAATCCATTGGGTAAGGTTCCTGGAACTTTATTTCAATTTAATACCGCCGCAACTGTAAGGGATGAAAGTTCGGGTAGACATCCAGCTCCTTTTAATCCTGAATTACCTGATTTTTTTATTAAATGGTTAACAAGGGAAGGTGATTTGGTTTTAGATCCTTTTAACGGTGTGGCTTCAACAGGGGTGGCATCTTACAATAATAATAGAAATTATATTGGTTTTGATATGAATGAATTATATATTGAAATCAGTAAAGAAAGATTAAATAAATTTAATAAATTGGTAGTATGAAAAAATTGTTTATTTGGACAAAGTTTGGATGTCCAGACTGTATTGAAATGAAAGGAATGTTAGACGATGCTAATATACCTTATGAAGCATTAGAAAGTGAATTGTATCAGGGGTGGGATATGG